GTCGACGACTGGAGCAAAGAACGTACATGGGAAAGTTATGAAAGCGCCAAGATTCGACTGGCCAATCTCAATGTAACCATCGACCGACGGTCTAGCATGAAAGCGGTGACGGACGTCGTCGATGAATCTTTGGACTTTGTGTTCATCGACGCGAATCACGAATATGCAGCGGTTCGTGATGATATCCGAGAATGGGCCAAGAAAGTTCGCATCGGTGGAATCGTCGCGGGACATGATTATTATAAGACTAAGTCCGGCAACATGGGCGTCATTAATGCCGTAAATGAATATGTGGCGGAACATGGCTACACGCTCCTCCTCACAGACAAAGTTCATATATCTTCTGGTACTGCTGGCATGCCGCCAGGCGGTTCATGGGATCGTCTCACGGTCGATGATCGATATCCGTGTTGGTATTTCACTAAAAAATAGACGTCTACTCTACTCCTAAATATCCGGTATATGACGATTGTGCCGGTAGATGATGTTTGGATACGTGTCGATTGTGAAGATTATGTGGCGCATGAACTGAATGCGTTCTTCACATTCGACATTCCAGGCGCGCAATACATGCCAGCGTATCGTAAGAAAAACTGGTCAGGTAAAATTCATCTCTTTAAGTTGCGCAATCGATTGCTCTATCGCGGTCTGTTAACACGATTGTTAGCATTTGCCGCACAGCAGGGTTATTCGGTCACAAACACGGTACCACCAGCGTCACCATTGTATCCAGATACACTGACGGATTGGTTATCCGCACAATCACTACCCGTTGTGCCTCGGCCGTATCAGATCGCCGCGTTACGAACGCTGTTGGACGCACATCGTGGTATCGTGCTCTCACCCACCGGCAGCGGCAAATCACTAATTATTCATCTGTTGACACAAGCCTTAAATGTGCCAACATTGATTGTAGTGCCCACTACAGGATTAGTGTCCCAACTCACGGCTGACTTTATCAGTTATGGTGTTGATCCAGATCGTATTCAAACGATTCAAGCCGGTAAATCAAAGTCTAGACACGCGCCGATTGTGATCTCGACTTGGCAGTCGATTTATGAACTCCCGATCGAATATTTTGCCGAATATCCTTGTGTAATGGTCGACGAAGTGCACTTGGCCAAAAGCACATCGCTCGTCGGCCTTATGTCTAAGTGTCTAACCACACCGTATCGATTTGGCTTTACGGGCACCTTAGACGATACGCATGCACACCAATTGATACTTGAAGGCCTCTTTGGTGACGTCACGAGAGTCACGACCACACATGCACTCGTTGAACAACAGCAACTGGCGCCGTTGCGTGTCAAAATGTGCGTGATCAAATATCCGATCTCTGTCTGTAAAGAAATGCGGCAGGCGTTATATCCAGATGAAGTAGAATATTTGATCACCTCGCCACAACGATTAGACATTATTGCCCGTGCAGCAATTGCCGCTAAAGGTAACGTGTTAGTCCTGTTTAATTTTGTTGAAAAACATGGGATTCCACTTTTCGAACGCATACAACATCTTGGGGTAGGACGTGACGTTCATTTTGTCTCTGGTGACGTCGACAGCAAAGAACGCGAACGTATTCGGCTCTCGGTGGCACAGGGACACAATCAAATTATTGTGGCTTCCTATGGTACCTTCTCGACGGGAATTAACATTCCTAGTCTGGATACACTGATTTTTGCTAGTCCCGCAAAATCAAAGATTCGTGTGCTGCAATCCATAGGACGAACCTTACGTCTGTCGAATGGAAAAACTCATGCGACCCTTATGGATTTTGTCGACGATCTTCGTGTCGGTAGCTCGGTGAATCATGTGTTTCGCCATGCAGAACAGCGTGTGCAATACTATGCGGCAGAACGATTTCCGTACACGTTGCATGAATATGATGTCGAAACATGGTTACGGATGTTGTCCACAACTACCGCCAAAACGATTTTAAGATAGTACCATGCGTGCCGGATGTGTTCAACCATAAACTGGGTGCTGTGATGGGTTCAAAACCGCTTAAAACGCACGCCAGCTACCGCCAACGGGTTTTTGATGGTTTCTAGAGACAATAAATGGTGGCGAAGCGGGGTGGCATTTCACACCCCCATCAACGATGTTGAACATGTTGCTGCCGGCGAGTCGCCTACGGACACTAGTGTTTTTAGATCTAGTTTTTTAGATCTAATTGGATCTAATAATTTAGATCTAATATTCTTTAAGACCCCTATCCCCCCTATAGTCCCCCCTTTCCCCACATTTTGATGACAGAAATTTGTATACGTTTTTCTGTCAATTCGGCAAACAAATCGAATGCATTCAACATGCACCACAAGATGTAGTGTACCTACAAATTCAAAAAACCTAGTAGCCATTCGACAGGCTCGAAACAATGTGGTATACTTACTCTAGCAAATTTCTTAAACTTTGGAGCCCGTATGAGTGATAGCCATTATGTTGATAATCGAGAATTTCTAAAATCGATTATTCTCTATCGTCGAGCCTGCGCACAGGCTAAACGTGCCGGACGACGTGAACCTCGTGTTCCTGAATACATTGGCGAGTGTTTTCTTAAAATTGGAACGCATCTGTCGTTCAAACCCAATTTTGCCAATTATACCTATCGTGAAGACATGGTGTCGGATGGCGTTGAAAACTGCTTAGTGTATATGCATAATTTCAATCCTCGTAAGTCGAAAAATCCATTTGGCTATTTCACCAGCGTTCTCTATTACGCATTTGTTCGACGCATTCAACGCGAACGCCGGCATACGTATCTGCGATACAAGTTGATCGAAGAAGCCGTCATCGCGGGAGATACGCGCACATCACAGTCGCCAGAAGGCACCTATCATGTGGACAACGACATGTTGTCTTTTGATAATGTGCAGGAATTTATTCGGCGATTTGATGAATATCACGAAAACATGCGGGTGCGTCGAAAGACCGCCAAACTGATTTCGGTGGCCGAATGAGCGTCGTTGCGATTATCACCGATTCTCATTTCGGTGTACGTTCGGACAGTCCGTCCATGTACGGCATGATGCAGAAGTTTTATGAACGGGTGTTCTTTCCGACCCTCGATGCACACGGAATCACTCGTGTGCTGCACGGTGGAGATTACGGGGATCGTCGAAAGTTTATCAACTTTGCGACAGCACGATTCATCGAGGATACGTATCGAACACCGCTGCGTACGCGTGGCATTCGTGAAGATGTCATTGTCGGCAATCATGATTGTTTTCTGCGAGACAGCACAGAGATTAATTCCGTACAGGAACTCTATCGTCATGATGCGAGTCTGCATATTTACACCCATCCGACTGAAATTGATGTCGATGGGTGTGGCATTTTGCTGCTCCCGTGGATTTGTGGCAACAATCGTGATGTGTCGATGCACGCCATTCAGACCTCCACTGCGGCGGTTGTGCTTGGTCATTTGGAGCTTTCGGGATTTCAGATGCATCGAGGCATGATCAATACCGAAGGATTATCGCCAAATTTGTTTGATCGTTTTTCCGTGGTCATGTCTGGTCATTTTCATCATCGTTCGTCTGCTGCGCCGATTCAGTATCTCGGCGCGCCGTATGCGATGACATGGGCAGATTTTCGAGATCCACGCGGATTTCATCTGTTTGATACCGACACACATGCCCTGACGTTCATCGAAAATCCGTATACCGCATTTGCGCGGCTTCTCTATGACGATCTTGATCAGCCGGCTGACTATGTGCACAATCTGATCTCGTCGATTCTCGAACCCACATCTACGTTTCATGATGCGTATGTGAAAGTGATCGTCAAGAATAAAACACGTCCATATGATTTTGATTTAATTTTGGATGCGTTGTCAAAAGTGAATACGCAAGATGTCCTTATTGTGGATGACATTGTGAATACCTTACCCAGCGATGATACAGCGCCCGCGTCCTCGGATGTCGATACGTTGACACTGATGAATGACTATGTGGAGGGACTGACGACATCGTGTGATAAAGCGGAACTGCAAGCCTATCTACGAACACTCTATCATGATGCCATGATGACGACAAGTTCGGCAAGATTGAGTTAAATGATTACCTTTACCAAAATACGCTATAAAAATTTCCTGGCCTCAGGAGATGTGCCTATTGAACTGGAATTAAATCGGCACGACTCGACCTTGATTGTAGGAAAAAACGGCGCAGGCAAGAGCACGATGACGGAGGCCATCTGCTTTGCCTTGTTTGGCCGTGCATTGCGGAACATCAATAAGCCGGCGCTGATCAATTCTATCAACAAACGAGAGGCGTTGGTCGAACTATGGCTGACGGTGGGTCAGACACAATATCACATTCGTCGAGGCATCAAACCCGCCCTCTTTGAAATTTATACCGACGGTGTCTTGATTCCAGCGCCGGCATCATTGGCGGATTATCAATCACTGCTGGAAACGACGATTCTCAAAATCAACTATAAATCATTCATGCAGATCGTGGTGCTCGGCAGTGCCTCGTTTGTGCCGTTCATGCGATTGGCACCCGCGGCGCGCCGAGAGATTATCGAAGATTTGCTGGACATTGAAATTTTTTCGTCAATGGGTGCATTAGCAAAAAACGAACTGTCTGAAACAAAGACCGCCGGCGATCAGTTAGCGTTGCAGAGTGCACTTCTCGACGAACAGATTCGCATGGCCCACACCTTTACCACACAATTGGCGGGCGAACGAGAGAACAAATTGGTGGTCATTGACGCCGCCACCGAAAGCACAAAATCACAGATTGATGTGTTGCGCGCACAACAAGCGGTTCTCACAGAACAATTGAATGCGTATGCGACATCATCGGCGGATTATCAGTCGTCTTCTGCAAAATTATTGGAATACTCTACGACACATCGATCGATTGTTGCAAGAGAAAAGAAATTAGAAAAAGAGCGGCTGTTTTACACGACACACGATGAGTGCCCGACCTGTGAGCAGTCCATTACAGATACGTTCAAAAACACACGATTCGAATTGCTGTCAGAGAAAGATGCCGCCACACATACGGCCTTAGCACAGTGTCAAA